GTAAAATGAGGTAAGGGGGATGGGAAATGAAACAGTTTTTTACATTAATTTAACGTCCTGAAAATGTAGATCCTTTCATCCCTTTACTTTAAAATGCTAGTTTATAATCGTTTGCCAATTGTTGACGTGTCCTATGAAGGAGTATAGTTGCTATAATTGCCAGAATAAGAGTTAACCTTGCCCGATACCATGATATACTCTTTGTTTCAATGATAGTCGGGCAAGTTCGAAAATTGTTTCTATAATTATGGGATTTCTCGATAAAGAAGCTTTATTTATCGTTGCTTTTATTTTCTGTCTCTTCTTTAGAAGGCTGTGGTTTGATGATAAGTCGCAGGGATGGGTCGTAGGTGAAATAACTCCACATCCAATCTATAAAAATAAATAAACGGTTTTTTACCCCCACTATGCTCATCAAGTGTATAAATAGCCATACTGCCCATGCGGGAAATCCACTGAAACGTATCTTTTGCAATTCTACCACTGCATTATTTCTCCCGATGGTTGCCATAGACCCTTTATTATAATATTTAAAAGGGATGAGCGGCTGGCCCTTTTCGATATTTCTCAGATTCTTTATTAAGTTCATGGCTTGCTGTATGGCAGGCTGTACAACTTGCGGATGTCCTTTAGGATACTCTTCTGAAATCATTAGTGCGGTGTCACCTATAGCAAATATATTTTTAAAGTCTTGTATCTGATTGTGTTCATTCACTCTCAAACGGTTGCCTGGACCATAGCATTCGGCAGGAAGGCCTGCTAGACTGTTTGCTTTTACGCCTGCTACCCAGTAAACGTTGGCTGATTCTATAAAATTCCCGTCATCCAGTACTAACATATTATTCTCGTAATTTTTTACTTGTTGGTTCAATAATATTTCTACTCCCAAATGAGTGAGGTATTTTTTTACTTCTTCGGAAGATTGGGGGGAGAAGGCGGAAAGCAAGCGTGGACCACCATCTATTAATATGATTCTCATCGTACTGGTGTCTAGATCGGGATAATCGTGCGGAAGGATGAATTTACGCATTTCGGCTAGTGCCCCTGCCAGTTCAATACCAGTTGCTCCTGCGCCGACTATAATGAAGGTCATCAGTTGCTCCCGCTTTTTGGAGTCATTAGTGTTCAATGCTTTTTCAAAGCTTTCAAGTACTTGGTTACGATTATGCAAGGCTTCTGCTGTGGTCTTGAGGGACATGGTGCGTTTAGCTATTTCGTTGTTGCCGAAATAATTGGTATAGCATCCGGTAGATATAATCAGATAGTTGTAGCTTAGACTGCCGATGGAAGTGGTGACTTGTTGTTCTTCAGGATGTACTTGTTGTACTTCACATATGCGGATATGAAAGTCTTTGTATCCTTTGAATATCTTGCGGAATGGGAATGAAATAGCACTGGGCTCGATGCCTGATGTGGCTACTTGGTAAAGTAACGGCTGGAAAAGATGGTAGTTGTTTTTATCCAATAACACAACTTGGTAGTGTTGTCTTTTCAGTTTGCGTGCAATCTTTAACCCGCCAAATCCTCCTCCGACAATGACTATTCTTTTTTTATTTCCTTTGTCGGGAATGTTGGTTATCTGTTCAGTCATAATGGTATTTGTTATTTTATGTATATAATAACAAATAACCGGGGTGAAATGTTTAGTGTCATGGCTATTAGAAATTAAAAATTCCGGGGGATAATGTAGGATTGATATAACTTACGTCTCGTGTTTGCACTAGCCTGCCATTCAGAGTGTAGAATAATTGTTTGGTGGCCGACGAATTGTTTAGGTTAACAGTAATTACGTACAGAGTGGTTCGTTTAGGAAATTCTATGAGATTTACATTGGTGGCAGTCCACATGGCGTATGGACTCAATGTAAAATCATTATATACATTAGGTGCCAGTTGATCTGTAGTTTGTAAATTGGTATTAGTCATCACCCATTGGGCATTACCGTTCATCCATACTTTTTTTTCAAAACCATTTTGAGTAAAAGAGGCTACATAATAATTCCCTTGTTGGCTCCAACTTACGTTCATGGCATGCGGATATATCTTTTTCAGTGCTATATGAAATGTAGTGGGAGAGGTAGCAGACAAGGTGGTGATCAGTACCCATAATATCACACATATAGAATAGTATCTTTTCTTCATGGTCATTTAAATGTTTTGATGAGGTTGATAAAACAGCTTGGTTATACTTTTTGTTCGCCGGTATAAAATCTGATTTTGTAGACTTTTTCCACACTTTTGTAGTGTTGTCAACAGGTATCTACACTTCTAAAAATGGATATGTAAATATGTATATGCTTGATTTTTAATGAAGTATTGAGAAACGCAGATTTATGGCACGTTTCTTGTTTTATTGCTATCGGTAAAAATGAATAAAAAACAAAGTAATTATGAAAAAGGTATTAGTAACATTGGTATTAGTAATGACTTTAGGCGTGTCTGTTTCTTTTGCTCAAGCGGCTCCGGTAGAGGTTCCGGTAGTGGAAAAGCCTCAACAATCTAAGAAGTTGGTTTTCTCGGAAATCTATATGAATGATGTGCCGGAAGCTGTGATGGACAGGCTTGCACTGGAAGGTGCTATGATAAAGCAGGCTTTTATGGCCTATGGCATTGATGGAAGCCGTATTTATAAAATTAATGTGTTGACAAGTGATGCTCATGAACAGACATTGTTCTTAGGTGAAGATGGTAAAATTTTGCAATAGTTAGTATATTTATAATAGTGCTTTTACATGAATTCCCGGCTTGTGATAAGTCGGGATTTTTTTTAGTTAAATTGTTTCTTGACGATATTCGAAAAATAATTAAGAAATCTCTTGTACATAATAATTGTAGATTTTATCTTTGCCACTCGAATTTAAAAAAGATGATACCATGGAAACTTATGATATATATTTTAAAGAAGGTACTGATTTTGCTAATAAAGGATTTTCATTGAAGGATAAGGCTAAGGCTATTAGAATGGCTGAAGATATGTTGGCTGAACGCAAAGGATACGTGAAGGATTTTGTTGGAGGAACTATTTCCGTAATGTGTAAAGAAACGAAAGAGGAAGTTTGGTCCAAGCCGATAGAGGAGGTTTAAGACAACTTTTACACCTCTTTTTGCCTAGTCAATCACAGAGTTGTCAAATACAACCCTTGATTATATTTATGGTGAGTTCGTTATTGGCGGACATAAATATTTCTTTCTCTTCTAGGAATTTCCGGTATATTTCTCCCTTCATGCTTTTTGCCGGGCTGATATGGATAATGTCAGGTTTCATCCGATTGAGCGATGATTCTTTTTTATAAGATGCTTCAGTATAATTTTTCTTTCCATTCTGTACATTTTTGACATATAGTTGTTATTCATTAGCTGAATACATCGTAAACTCACCAATGAAGTCTTCTGTATAAACAGAGGTTAGTTACATAAATTTATAGTGATTTTTTGTCTATAATATATTTGCCATTGAAGTCTTGTTAGATTCCTTTGGTTCTTCTCTGTTTCCGGTGCTTGAGTAGCAGATCCATTGAATGTTTTTCCCTTTGTCCTTTGTGTAATATGGCAAACATAAAAGGAAAAAGAATTTATGTTGTTTGAACAATTAAGTTAGAACGTGTGTTTATGTAACTATTGTGATTATTGTTGTGCCGATGGTGTACAGGCATTGATACAACAATAATTTTTCATAAAAACTTTAAATTTATAAATTTAGGTAGCCCTGACTTGTGATAAGTCGGGGCTATTTGCTTATTATGTGCTATTAAACTTGGTCAACTATTGGTTAACAATTTTACGCAACAGTAACTCTTTGATGCAAAAGTGATAAATAAAATTTTTTGTTCACATGAAAAAAACTTTCTCAAAAGCTTTGTAGTATTGATTTTCTATGTATCTTTGCATCGTTATTATTTCGCGGGGTATTAGCTCATCTGGCTAGAGCGTTAGACTGGCAGTCTAAAGGTGGCGAGTTCGAGTCTCGCATGCTCCACATTACAAACCTCTCTGTTTCAGAGGGGTTTGTGTTTTCTTAAGCTTCTCCAGCTTTCGTTTTTGGATAAAAAAAAGACAGTTTGTGCCACTTTTGGCAAAAAGAACTTGTCTAAAACGAATCCAGAACAATTATGACAACTCTTAAAGCCGCCGTTGTTCCGGCCAAGGTGCTGAAAAACGGCAAACACAGAATTCGTATCGCAATTGGTCATAAACAGGAAACAAGATACATCGTTACCCGATTTGAAATAGATAATACTGCTAATTTTAAAGGAGGGCAGGTGGTAGGTGTTCCTGATGCCGCACATGTCAATGCTAAATTACGTGGAATACTTAATTCATATCAGGATGCCCTGGATAAGATAAATACATCATCCTATACTTGTACCCAACTTGTCGAATACTTGTCCTCGGTAAAGCAGGGAGCCATCTCTTATAGTGTCGCTTCGGCTGACTATATGCAGAATTTGATTAAAGAGGGGAGAAGGACCACTGCCTCCTTATATCAAAGGGCGAGTGATTACTTCATTGAGTTTGTCAAATATGATATAATGCTTGATGGAATTACTCCCCGGACCATAAAGGACTTTGATATTTATCTAAAGAATGTCCGAAGGCTGGCTCCTGTTACTTGTGGTATGCACATGGCACATTTGAAGGCAATAATCAATCAAGCAATAAGGGATAAGAAGGTATCATATGACACGCATCCTTTTGAATATTATGAAAGACCAGCAGGAATGCCCAAAGAGCGTGATATCTCGGTAGCTGACGTAAAGAAGATAAGGGATGCGGAGATAAAAAAGAAGTCTCAGCGTGTTGCCAGGGATGTGTTCATGCTTTCGTATTATCTAGGAGGTATCAATCTGATGGACTTGATGCAATACAATTTCAAAGATGCGAAAATTATGGAATATGTACGTGAAAAATCCAAAAACACAAAGAAAGGTGATATGAAGATCAGCTTCACTATTCCTGAGGAAGCAAAACCGATTATCAAAAGATGGATGGGGCGTAATGGAAAGCTTGATTTTGGTTATAAATACTCTTATCCTAATTTTCGTAACTATGTAACAAAAGAAATTATAAGGTTAGGGGAGAGGCTGGAGGTAGAATCGCATGTCGTATATTATTCAGCCCGGAAATCCTTTGTCCAACATGGTTTTGAACTGGGCATACCATTGGAAACGTTGGAGTATTGTATAGGCCAAAGCATGAAATCCAATAGACCGATCTTTAATTATGTCAGAATTATGAGAAAACATGCTGATGAAGCCATAAGAAAGATTTTAGATAATCTAAAGTGAGGATTCAAGAACTAGAGCGATTGCTTCGGCAGTCGCTTCCTCTTTTTCTTTGTCTATCTCTGAGTTTAGCCGTTCTATCAAGTCCATATTTCTTGTGACAATCGTTTTTGTGCCCTCAGAGGAAGAAATTGTAAGTTCATAGTGTCCATAGCCTATAAACTTTTTAGATAGTTGATGAGCAGTTGGGGCTAATTTTGACATATGCAATTGCGTTAGTCTGCGGAAAAAAAACGGTTCCGCTTTCCCGTTGCGTTACATATCTTTAATGTCGGGATACAGTGTAGCCATTAAGCATACAACACGGGGGTCGGAACCGTATATGAAGAAGCTATGGGCATGTATGTTGTCCGTAGCTTAACGGTCGGAATCTCGACACTAAACAAAATATGTAACGCAATGCAAAGATGGGTATTTTATATGACTTTACAAAAAACAAAATAGGAAAATTTCAATAAAGCATAGGGGTGAGAGATTATAAAAGGGTAGGGAAGGCAGCTTATTAGGCTGCCTTCCACAATTCTTCATGGACCATTCTTCGGAATTCTTCACTTTTGGCGAAATATAATAGCATAAAAACAGCCATTACGACTATAATAAGAATATGTGGAATTTTAGTTTCCACAAAAATAGAGACTATGGCGTGAAGCAGCACTATGTCATTTTTGGGTGCTTACTACTCATAGGAATGCAAAATTAAGCTTCATAATATATAGCCATCGCAACATATTGTTCATCACTCAGATTTACAACTTCAATAATCTTCTGAACTCTATTAATTGCCAGAAAACGATTTACCTTCATTTCGACTTCCTGAAATGAAGTTCCTGTTATAATCGTACATTTAATCATAATTATTCATTTATATGGATTCTACCTTCATATTTGCGTATATAGATTCCTCTTTATCAGAATACATATCAGATTGAACTAAGCGAATATAAGAACTCATTCTTGGATCAGTAAACCTATATACCCCTTTTGTTAATCTTCGCAAAATCTTATCATTAGAATTGGAAACAAGTTTACTTAAATATTGGTTCAGTCTTTGTTGAGTTATTTCCTCATCAAAGATAAGATTGTAAATAAAACGAATGGATTTACTTCTAATAAATTCATCATAACATAATGCTGTCGCATATAAAATCTTTCTATAAACAATCATTGTAGAAGATGATTTTACGGTCTCATCATAAGACTGTCTCAATGAATTCTCACAATCAAGGATAGATTTTTCTATAGCTTCATTAACGTCATCTATATCAATGTCTGTTACTTCATTTATAATAGCTCCTTCTGCTGATTTTAATGAAATCAAATGGGTAAAATGAGGATAGCCAGAGCTTAGTCTGCAAATACGAAATTTAGCATCTCTTGTAAAATTCAATTTTAATTTAGCTGAACCGCTATTTATAATATCAACCAGTTCTCTTTGAGACATCTTGGACAATTTGATTTCTTTCAAACATCTTTGTACTGAAGGATGTCCTGCTGTTAATTCTTCAGCTGATTCCGCAATTCCAACCACAAATATTTTAAAGGAGGAATTCGAATCACTCAATAATTTAATTAATTCAGCGACTTTATGCTTATCCTCTTTGTTTTGTATAGAATCGAATTCATCAATAAGCAATAGTGTATTAAGATCCTTCAATTTTTCATAAATCCAAGAAGGAGATTGCACCTTATCCATAAATCCATTGTACTCTGTACTCTCTTGACACCCAATACCCTTTATGGAAAAGCTACCTGAAATATTTTTTGATTGTATTGATATATCTATACCGCATTTCATCAATGCACTTTCAAATATGGTACTAAAAGAATCTGATTTAGAACAACGTTTTATTACCAAATCCTTTCCTGCTATTTTAATAAGTTTGCTTGATGCAATATTAGCTAGAGAGCTTTTTCCAACTCCCCTATCGCCAAATAACAATACATGCTGACCTGGCGTATTCAACGTAGAAAGAATCTGTTGCACTTCAGTTATTCTTCCTCTAAACAAGTTTTCTTGATTAATAGGAGTATGAGGAGTAAATACATTGCGAACTCCGCTTTCCTTTAATCTTCGCTCATCTTCGTAAAAAATTTCCTCTGATTCGCACATCTTAATTTAATTCAATAGAGTTGTTCTAAAATATATCGACAAAGATAGCAAAAAAATGAATATAGATATAAGAATAGACGTTTTATTATTGAACTTTACCACATAAATATATTATAACTCACTCCAACACCCACATACCAACCTCCCAGATAACCATACCCAATCTGCAAGCCCGATCCCCAGCGCTTCTTCTTCTTCTTCTGCTGCTTAATCGTATGATAAATATCATTTGTCACCGTCTGATACACTATCTTAGGAAAGACCTTAAACTTTCCACTCAATACAAGTTCTATTCCCTGAAGGATACAGGTATAACGAACATGCTACGACATTTATGATGTGTCAAGTGTACGCGATCAGGCCCGTCACAGCAGCATATTAATGACGGATATCTACACGCCCCATGATATACAAGAGGCCAATGACCTTATAAAAAATTACCAGGGGAACTTTTGATAGACAAACATCAGGCCGACGTACCTTTGGAACGTCGGCCTGGTATACTAATGTTGTTTCGCCACCAGTACAACAAAAATTAGTACAGTTACACAAACACAGACAAAACCGATTTGTTTAAGCAGCGTGGATTCTTTTTTATCCTTTACCCCTTCAGTCTTGGTTTTCTCATGGATATCGGAAGTGGTTTCCTTGTCAGCTTTCACCTCCGTACTGTCTTTGGTTGCAGTTTCCTTCTTTTTATTCTTGCTGAAATCACCTTCTACATGCCCGTCAGCCAATAACGGAGGTTTCCCGGTCAGGCTGTCGGGCGGTTTTCGGGTATCATAGATACGGAAATCAATCACATAGCTGCCATTAGTGGTTATCAGCTCTCTTAAAGAAGTAGTAGACCCATGTACGATATTGACCGATTCACTCGTGCTGTCCTTCCTGATTACTTCTGTGTCGGATTTGGCAACCTTATGTGAACTGCCACATGACAATAGAAGAAACAGGCACATAAAGGGAGCCAGCAATATGTGCTGGCTTACCCAGTTCATAACCTTAGCCAACATAAGAGATATCATTTATACGGTTCATCCAGCCCCGTTTGAACTTGTTATTTGCAGGGCGCTTCCGGCATATATCCTCGATGAAATCAAACCGTGCAATCTTGATCTGATCAAACAGTTCACGAGGATTACGGGAATTGACTGCGACAAGTGTCTTAGGCCCGACAATGCCGTCAGGAATCACGCCAAGCAAATCCTGCGGTATTTTGATACCGTGCACTCCGCTTGCCCAGATCCAATCGACAAGGATATCAGCTATGGATTGGGATTTAATTTCGTCAGCTTTCCACCTGTCCCAATACATGGTTTTCAAAATCTCCGTCCATTCCTCTTTCGTGATGTTTTTCAATCTTTCAACCGTAGGCTTGGGATAGCCTTTCTTTCTGCAATACGCTTCATAAGTTCCAATGGTCACACCCATATTGGTAGCCCCTCCTAAATCGTCCGGGTCATTTACAAAACCGCCTTCCCACTTCAGGATAAACGGTGCAAGTTTATTCACATCAGCCATTTTTCTTTTCCTCCTTATCTTTAATTAATGTAGTCCTGCGTGGTGGAATACGACGACCGCATTCGCTGTCAGGCCTGTCACAACGGTTATGCTCGGCATCTTTCAATTGCAGTTCCAGCTCGTGGCACTTATGAATCCATGCCAGCTTATCAGACTGTTCATTACGAAGCTCAACGTATAACGCATCAATCTTAGCGTCACGCTGGGCGATACGTTCTTCCAGCCAGTCAACCTGCTTGCGCTCGTTCTCATCCTCCATCGAATCGGCGGACGCATCCTCTTTCCGTGCGTTAGTCTTGCGGTTCACCCAGAACGTGACACCCCAGCGGACAGCCTCCAATCCTCCGAAAGCCCCGATTATAGCCAACCAGTCGTTTAATTCCATTTCGTCTATTGTTTATCTGAATTATAAAAATACACACCTCAAAGATATCCCTATCCGTTTGCATCATCGCTGCCAAAGCCCCGAAATCCATTGCCACGATATGACAATAAAAAAAGAGCCTGCTACGGAATTTAATCCGCAACAAGCTCTTGGTCTTACACATCTGCAAAGATAAAAAATCACATTCCTGTTTCAAACTTTTTCACCTAAAAATATAGTAGAAATAGATACATGGTAGAAAGTGGGTAGAATCCTAAGAAAAATATCTTTTGTTCTACCCTATTTTTTGAACAGAACTTATCTGATTCATTTTCAATGCTGTTTCCAAGTTCCCCCGGAACTTAGGCTAATAATAAGATACATTATGGTAAAAATGCATAAACTGACCAAGGGTGGACAAACCATATTCCCGGCTACCATCTATGACGCTGTGGTCAACCCCAATACACAAAAAAGTCTGACTACGGAAATTTCCGAATTAGAAAGTTCCTTAAACGGCGGCGATACCGGATATATCAATCTCAATATCCATTCATGGGTAACAGGCCAGTGGACGGGAGAAGGATCATCATTGACTCATAATGATAACTCTTCTTATAAACGTAATACCGAGGTGAGTACTTTGATTAAAAGTGGTGCTATTTTAACAATGTATGAAGCTTCCGGAAAACAAGTGAAAATGAATGATTATGGCATAACATTCAAATTCAGGGGTTCCGCAAAAAACAAGGCGGAATGGAGCTGGTATGATTCCGGTAATGGTATTCTGATTGGAAATACTGATGCCGTTGAGATTTATATGACAGTTGAAACATCCAATGTGGAGTTTTTGAACGGGTTTGTGATTAAGGGGGCTTACGTGAAAGGAGCCGAGGATAAAATCAGTGAACTGACAGAAAGTGTGGAGTCTTTGGAACAGTCAACAACCGACAATATAGAACACATTTTTAATATTGACGAATCGGTTAACGGTGGTAATGTTGGACGCATATATATTAATGAGGATGATCTGGTTACCGGACGCTGGACAGGTGAGGGTAAGAATCTGAAAGCAGATTCAATGGAAGGATATTTGCGCACTAAAAATTTGTATGACATAACTTTGAAAGCCGGTGACTTGATTTCTGTATATGACAAGGCTGGAAAACAAGTAAAAGCCAACAGTCTCGGACTGAATATGAAGTTCAAAAACTCAACTAATACATCATCCATCATCTCCTATCAGGACAGCGGTACTTATTACAAACTCACTGAGGATGCGATGCAAATGGCATTTTTTGGCACTTCGGAGGCAGTTGAGAAGATTACCGGTTACTATTTCAAGGGATTTCGGATTAAAGGATTTGACGAAAAAATCAGTGATGTCAATGAGTCTATCCATAAGCATATTAATGATGTAAAAATCACTGATTTTTATCATTCTCTTAAGATACTTTTCATTGGTTCTTCCTTTGGGGTTGACACGATTAATTACGTTGGAGATATAGCGCATAGTTATAATTTTAATATTGTTATCGGCAACCTTTATGTTGGCGCTTCTGGAATTAAGGATTATATAACATTTTACGAATCCGACCGCAAAATATCCTACTATAAGTGGAATTTGAATGCCATTGCCTGGGAGAATAGCACCAGTACGGTAAAAGAAGCCTTGTCCGATGAAGCGTGGGATTTTGTGGTAATCCAGAACGGAGCATATCAATCCGCAGATGAGTCAACCTATTGGGATCAGGACGAGAAAGGGAATATTACCAAGAACTATGTGAATCTGTTTGCTGACATCATTGATAGATGTTGCCTGTTCTCGCATCCTGTAATCTGTTTCAACATGACATGGGCGTACAGCGTATATCATACGCTTTCATCATCGCAAGGTTCGAAGGACAAGTGGCTGAGTTTCGGCATTAATCAAAAACAGAGGCAGCTGGGTATGTATACGGAATTGTGTCGCTTGGCTCAAAAGGTATTGCAACATTGCCCGGAAGTAAAATTCGTCATCCCTTCCGGAACAGCCGTACAAAATGCCAGAGGCACGTCTTTAAGGACCGACACGACCATACAGGGAGTTGTGTCTCAATCCAATCCGGAAACGGGCACTCCTGTAACAACCGTGGTCCCAACCATAGAAGAGGCTGAATCAATGACTGACTTGAATCAGGCTGCGGTAGATTTTCCATTTATGGCCGGTAAGGATAATAATTTTATGAACTGGCATTATGGTACAGATTTGAGCAGGGACTGTCTGCACATGACAGAAGGGATCGGAAGATATCTTGTAGGAGGAGCCTTATGGCAGATGATTGGTTATAAACTTAGTCGCTTAAACTTTTCAGGAAATACATTCCGGACGGCTAAGGAAGACAAAACGAATTACAGAATCATAGCGGTTACTGACAGAAGAGCTGATATCGCTCAAAAATGTGTGATTGCCGCATTGGATAACCCGTATGGGGTTTCAGACATTATGGAATAATATACTTATGATACGAGAATTAATCACCAAAATAATGAACCATCTGTCCGTAGAAATGCATCCGGATGCGGAATGGTACTAACCGTTAATCTTTGAAAAGGGAGGGTGGTCCCGGATATTCGGTCCATCCACCCCTGACAAGTTTCCGTTTTGGCACAGGATTATTCATCAAACAATCTTAATTTGAAAGGAACCAGTTTCTTTGTGTCAATAAATCGTAGACATCATTCACTAGGGGAGATTCGCCTATTTCCTGTTGAAATAATTTAAGCGCATCTATTACATCTTGTTGATAACCACTGCTTTCCTTACAAATTTCTCTAAAAAAATTATTATCTTTAAGATATCTGAAATATCTGATTAGCTTTTGTTGGCGTTCAGTATTTCCCTTATGATTCTCGTAATATTCTAATTGATTTACAAGATAACAGAATAATTCATCATTATTCATTTGCCCTTCAATCAATCCTACATATTGTCTTTGGTCTGCATCATTCAAAATCCCGCCTGGGTTGTTCCTTATATAAGTCACCTCTTTATATATATATTTGAAATAATTTTTAAAATTGCTGGAACATTCTTCTCCACATCCTATTTGTAAGCGTCTATTGTATTCTTCCCAAATTTGTTGATTTGTAACTGGTCCTGCACTATAATATATTCTGATTTGAAAATATCTTCTAAATCCTGCAAAATGACAATGTACTAGCGACGGGCATTGGACTTTTTTATAAAGTATGCTGTGCTGAGCAAATATTTGAGTAAAGGTAGCATCAAATGAAGCTCTTTTTGCCGCTAAAGTCTGTGAACTAAAGGCTTTAAATGCAAGAAATACGGACACTAAGGCAAATATTGCAGTTACGCAAGTAGCAAAACCTCCCCAATCTTCCATTTTAGTTGATATCCGGGTGTCCATGCTTGTTCTGAATAATTCACCTTGATTAAAAACATAGGCAAACAATATCCAAAAGATAATGATCATTGACAATATTCCAGAACCAAAAGCAACACTCCATCTATATTTGTAATATTTATATAGAATCTCTTTTAGTGTACATCCTTTTATGATAAATATAACTATTTTCATAACAAAAGACAGAGCGACAAAGAATAAAGGCACTAATATGCACCAACGAATACATTCAATTACAGTGTCATTCAAAGTTATAGCTTCATTGTTTATCATAGTATTTTATATTTATGGCAAATAAAATAAAAATAAACATCCTTTGCAAATAATGCAAACCTTTTCGATAAATGATTTTAAAAAACAACGACTATTTAAAGGATGACTCTCTTGAAGAGTGCACCCTTTAACATTCTAGAACCATTCCGCATCCGGATGTACTTCTACGGACAGATGGTTCATTATTTTAGTTATTAACTTTCGAATCATCATAATTTACATTTTTGTATCTTCGATATAAGGACTGGCCAGATCCATAAGAACATATTGAATCAAAGCATCAATGACAACGTTAGCTATCTTCATACCTCCTGCGGAATTTGGATGAACTTGATCCTGCAAATACGTTGTGATATTAAGTGTCGATATTCCACTTAATGCATTTACATCAATAACGGGAACAGAATATATTGCACATACTTCTTTTATCACACTCCCGTAATCTTGTATCGTCAATCCTATATTATTTTTATAAGGATAATCGGCATTATTATGAGAATTGTAAAAATTATGTGGAATGCAAGCGAAGATCTTGGCATCCGGCAATCTTTTGATAATCTTTCTCAACATTAGTCCATAGGCATATTTTAAATGAGTTTCGTCCTGATCGTCAAGTTCCCCGATTTGGGCACTTGCCGTGATATCATTAGCAGAGGCATATATAACTAATACATCCGTATCGGTCGGAATAGTATTTATTCGTCCGTCACCACACATATTATCCTGTATAGTGATAGTTCCTTCCTCAGGATGAGCGGCATTATAGTAGCCATTTTCATCCACCTTTTTGGTTTGTGGAGAAATGGATGTAACCTTGGAACCTCCGATACCTCGACAGTAATGCGTTGAGAATTGAAAGTATTTCCATACATACTTCTGCCACGAGATCAGCTCAACGATAGAATCTCCAAACGAGCAGAATTTCTTCCCTCTATATGCCATATTGATTATTTCATCCCTATCTAACTTTACATTTCTTACATTTTGTGGGTTGCAGGGAAAATAATTCAATGAAACAAACGGGAAGTCCGCACTGTCAAAATTAAAAATTATATATTCCCAATTTTTCTCACCCGTCATCACCTCCCTGAAACGTCTTCCTTGACTACCCCTATATCCAATCCACATGCCATCTGCTGTATACACAGCAACTGAAAAAGCATTGGTAAATACAGATGTAACATTGTCAACGATTCTAATCAATCGTGTAGTACTATAGGCTTCATTTGACTGTAACGATCCATTTACATTATTATAACCATCAATAAGATTATTGTTTGTTATCAGGTTTTTATCGAAAAAAGTTTCAGGAAGCTGTGTTATACCGAATTCAAGCGGAATAAAATTTTCATCAAATGATAGATAATAGAAATCTCTTGCGCTGTTGTTCCACGCCCTACAATATGACGCTTCTGAGGGGATTTCTCTTTTTGATATATTTTTTCCTGTTGGAGCACCCATGTTTATCGTGCTAAGCAGCGTGTCATCATCTCGATAAAAAGAAACTGAATATGCATTGGTATAGACATATTCTTTCCCTACCGGTATATCAATTTTTTCTATGAGAACTCCATTCCCATTTACAATATTTCCAGAACCGTCTATTGTTTTGTTTATAAACAATAGTTCATCATATACCTTGTTGATTGACACATCCTGCAACATGTGTCGTATTTTCATCAAGTCGTTTTGAACTTCTTCAAGAGAGTCAATTGTTAATACTTCGATCCAATTCTTGTCATTTATCCAATTTGAATTCTCTACACTATCAGAATTGTATATTTCAATTGTAAACCTGTCTTCGTTTTGATACGATAAGATAAATCCTTTTCTCCGGTTAATACTGCTTATCGACAACCTCGTATTAGATTTGTTTGAATTATACACGACAGAATCGTACATGTAAGAATCAAGCGGTATATAATTACTCGTTTCAGAATTGTACAGATATACCCTATATCTGTTTGTCAAATCTCTATAAGTGAAAACCAATCCGATTTTTTTATTGTAAGTATTCGGCAGAGCATTCCTGGCAGAATCAGGCGTGTTGTAATTATTGCCGGTTATTGCCGTGATGTTGATGAAGGGAAATTTGGTCGATGGCAACAACTGGCACCAAAATAAATCGTCGCTCCAATATTGATCATCCATTGATGTTCCCATATACATTTCAACAGTGAGATCTCCGGTTGTTCCATTCCTATAACTTAAAATTTTTCCTGTGCTTCTATTTTCTTTTGGGATCCCAAGTCTGGTTTTCGAAAAGTCTGTATCAAATTGCGTTGAAATGGCACTTCCTTTATTTAAACCCGACAGTTCCGTAGTCAGACTCTTTCGTGTCTTGGGGTTGACCACTGCGTCATAAATGGTAGCTGGATAAATGGTTTGTCCACCCTTGGTCAGTTTATGCATTTTTGCCATAATATCTCCTTTCATCCGCCTAAGTTCCGGGGGAACTTAAGCTATCATTATTTTATGTAACTATTTATTTAACTATTAAATCATTATTTCTCTTCCGGTGGCAGAGGAGGTACAAAATCACTCAGCACATCATCATACTCCCTCTCTGACAGAGGGACGCTCTGCACCGCATTGTATGCGGCATAATCCGGATAGGACATGATCTCCGCCGTGCTCTCATCCGTCTTTCCGGCAACGAGGATAACACCTGTATTCTCCACCGATACAAGATTGCAGATGCCATCGGCAAAATCAGCATCGGAAAGATAGTATTCGCGTTTGACTGACAGAGCACCGGGACGTAGTCCATGCCTGTCAAAAATGACCAGCAGACCACCATCATTAAGCCTGCGGCAGTTCTTGTACCCGTGCCCGTCAAACTCCGCAACAACACACCCCGACAGGACTGTGCGGTAAGTAAACCGGAAGGGAGTATTTATATCTCCATTCAGGCTCTTCTCTATGATTTTAAAATCGGACTGATAATTAATTCTTATCATAACTCTTATAATATTGATGTTACATCGTCTATCTCCTCGGCTGTCAGGTATCCGTTCAAGTCAACACTTCCGCCACCTCCTGTCGTGCCTGTAGGACTCCATGCCCCCTTTATCTTGCATTCATATATAGGGCCCGGTATGGTATCCCCCACAACAGCCCAGTCACCTACAACAGGAGATGGAACAGCCTCTTCCAGCAATTTAAGAGTAGAAAATAATCCCTTGTTGCGGATACCGTTCTGCTTGACCTTTTCTAGTTCGGTAGAAGTCTTGCTAAAGTTGTTGTTAAGACGGTCTGCCGCCTCACTCCAAGTACCTGTCTTGTTAATACTATTCAGTTCCATATCACTTCTTTACTTTTAAAGTCCCGTTTGTCACGACTCCTTCTACTGTCTCATATTCCACATATACCTGACCTGACGAAACATCATCTTTCCCCGGCCAATTACTGCAATCAATATTGGCCACATGCTTATACACACCCACTCCATTATATACCGGTTTCATTCCGACTAACAGCGTTTCGCCTTTAGAACCATAGAAGGATACGTTATTGGGATTAAGAATGATATCCGTATTTTCCACATGATTCTGTATTCTGATACGTTCCGGATATACAGTCGTTTCTAGTATCAATTGGTCCCCTGCATATTTCCGCAAAATCAAATCACCATATTCCCATCCGTCCGATGATGTGTCGAACCTTAATATCAAGGTGGCATGTCCTTCAGTCGTGTACATTTCAAGAGTATTTTTATCCGGATCAATGACAATGCGTTTCCCGTCAACAGATGTTTCTACTTTTCCGCGGAAAAATCCGCCCAAGGCTTCAACCACACCTCTGAACTTACCACCTAAGGCATAAATATAGCCGCGCAGGAACGTATCGCCACCATGAGTGGCAACGAAGTTCGCCATATTCGCCCATTCTTCATCGGTGGGTTGATAATTCGGATCATTACGAAACCTCATCACGGTCAATATAGCCTGTTGTAACGTGCCACCTGCCCAAAATGCCACATCATCATCGTCATTGTATATGCCGCTAACTCCGGCGGTGACCTTCTGCATCTTGCCATCCTTGTAGTTGCCTAACTGGATCATATTGGCCAATATCAGACCGCCAAGAATATCCACAGATCCATCCTTGATCGCACTGGCGATATAATTGATTGACTGAAAACCGGCTGTTGCCTTGTCGTTATCCAAAATGGACGGTTTCCAGTCTGTGGCAATGGTCCCTCTTTCTAGTTGAAGGTCACAAACGGTTGCGGTACCGCTAAGCATAAAAATACCTGTACCGTTAAATGCGAACTTGAAAGTGTATCTTTGATAACCGGACGTAAGAGGCTGAGTTGTGCTGAAATCACCACACGAAACAGCCACAGACACACCTTTAGCTTTAAAGGATATAACATAGTTCTCATTTTTAATCAATGATACGGATTGGGACAAACTACCGATTGCAGCAGAATACCCAGAGCCGGCAGTACTGTCCGCGGATACGGTAGCCACACCCGTCCAATACTTTAATTGTTTACTATACAAATCGGTATCAGCAGACAATTGAGTATCAGAGGACAATGTTTCACTCTCATAATCTCCGGTAAACCCGGAGTTACGCAACAGATTGACCGAGCCGACAGCCGCATTGTCTATCGCATCCTGAGCCTTTTGGGCCAAATCGGCAGCCGCCTGTATCTCATCCGGAAGCCCTTCCATGTTACGCCATCCGGTGGAACCCTGCTCGATATGGAACATACCCTTGATATCAACACCGCCTTTTTGTGTATAACGGATGTAAGTGCTCTCATCCTTGGCACCGATATAGGCATCACCATACACATTGATATAGGCGTGTCCGGTGGACTTGTCAAAGCCCAACCCGATGACTTCTTTCCCGGCAAGAGAGAAAGAGTTGATACCTTGATAGAAAATAATGGAAGGCGAAGTTTCATTAACAGAAGAAAGGATTATAGCTGCCTGACGAGTGATATCCGTCAAGTGTCCCAAACCAATAATATCATCACCGGCAACCGGGATATCACTGTCCTTGTCGGCATTGGTTTTGCTCAAGTCAATATAGTCAGCTCCTACTCCTGTCACCTCGCGCCAGTAGTAGCGGTTGGATACATTGTGAGATGTTCCTTCTTTAATATTAAATTCTTGAGATAAAGCGAATGTACCGACTGTAAATTCGTTATTGATTGTAATACCATCGACTTCCGACAAAAAGAAACAGCGGTAGCTCTCATCAAGTTCCTCCACCCTGACACACTTCATTCCGGCCGGAGATATGATCTGTTCACCACCAACATGCGTTTTCTTTTTCACTTCAAGTTCATCAAAGACAGCCTTAATCTTCACATAAAGCCGGTCAACAACGGCTTGAGAGGTACCATCTTCCAGTACAGTAATTCCACTACCATTCTTACCAACCAAAAAACCTTTCAGGAACGTGATCAGCTCATTGGCAGTGTCTTCTTTATCTTTGCGTAAAAAGTATTTGGTGAGCTTTTCTATATCAGAATTATCCATGTTTTCTAGAATCCCGATAAATATGCGCCCAATTCTTTCAGCTGTATTCTCTCCTTCTACAGATGCGTTTCTTACTTGAAGAGCCAGTTTCTTTAATATGTCAACAGAATCGCTCATTCTCCTATTACACGAAAAACAGTTCTATTAGATTTTAATTTCCCTTCACCGTTATAAAGTGGCATACAGCATTCTTTTAGGTAAAGCACGCATTCTTTCAGGTAGCGGTCAGCTATACTACATGCATCGCTATACACCATCATCTTTTCCTTGAATACTGTATGACTGCTATATTCACCTTCCTTGTTCACGAAGCCGAAACGGGATACATTCCCATCTCCATTTTTGACAATACAGGCATAGGTATAGTATGCCAATGCTATACGGAGCCCGGTGAAAAGTTTCTTTTCCTTGCATTTGGTTTCGTAAGTACCACCGTCAAGTAATAATGCGTATTTATCCGGATTCGTTTTTACATCAAGGAACAGTTCGTCTCCTAACGCTGATTTGATGTAGATATTCTCCGACTCACGGATATAGGTTTCTATCTTGTCAGGATCGAGATGTACAGACATTCCGCGAGATAAAGCTGACACTTCATCTGTTGTTATTAGATATTGCTGCATTTCTTATATACTTTAATGGTTCGACACTGAAATCTCCTGAAGGATTGGCTACTTCGTGCCAATAGCTGAACACACGACTTAGCGTGCGTTCTATAAGACGTTGTTGTTTGCTGACGATAGAGTTATAGTATTCGAAGGCATCTTCCAAAATATCGCCTGAGAATCCGACTTTACCAATACGGATGCAATACCATGGCTCTTGGCCATAAGCTGAATAAATACGTTCAACCACACTTGCGTCAGTAACGGTAAATTCTTTGTCGTAATTTTGTGAGTTCAGATTTATTATTTCAGGTTTTTCCTCATCGCTTTCTAAAGTAACTTCCATAATCTTTCCTGCATTCGTATCACCTTGCAACTGGATGAGTGTATTTGAGAAACTGTCGTCATCGTCTGTATCTTTCACTTCGTTGCCTTCTTCGTCAAAGGTTATGTTCGATCCCTTTTTGGTGAATACCATAGCGCCAGGGAAGAAATTATTTCGTACATTTCTGTACTTGACATTGGACAGCCCTTCATCGGTACTCATTTCTGTAGCCACCCGGTCACCTTTCCCGACAGGATAAGTATTTTTTCCGGCCATTGACACCCATAGGATTTGACCTTTGTAGTATTCAATGCCTCCGGCAGCTTCTATTTGAGCTAGTATCACATCTTTTTTGGGGTTAAAAACGTCTATGTAGTCGATGTTTTCTTTCTTGACCTGCAGAGCTTTCCCTTTACGTGTCTTCTTTCCGCTCCAGTCTGGATGTACTGCTATTTTTGCCACATAACCGTTTTCATCTTCTTCCGTCAGACGGCAATTTTCAAACGGTACGTGCTGCATCTCCACTATCTCACAGAAAACATTGTAGTTAACATGGATTGCTATTCCATTGAGTTCGGACATGTCTTTACATAGTAACATGTGTACATCATCCAATGTGTCACCTTTTCGATTGACTACATATTTGGAAAAAGCAACCTCACGGAATCCGTTTCCTTCAATGAAGTCAGCGAAACGGTCTGAGCATTCAGATGCAGTAGAGCTTGCAGCAATGATATTCTTTAATGTCTGCGGATATAGGTTGTCCTGTCCGTAGGCTTGAATTCCTAGATTTTGTAAATAGCTTGTATCAATGCGGTTACTGCTTTTCTTTTTTAGATCTCTTACTCTCATATTCGCGAGGTTTACGTTCGTCCTTTATTTCTTTTATTCAACTTTATCTTCGCCTTCTCCATTCATTGCGTTCACAATTTCAATGGCCTTGCTTAGATGCAGATTCAGAACTTTTTTACTGATTTTCTTGCCGTTGATTTGGAAATCTTTCAACGTGTCAGCCACGGATTCTTCAGAAACTCCGTCTTGTAATGATTCTACCATTGAATCAAGCAGGCTTTGATTGTATCCACATTTGTTAACACGTTCTTTCCAGTCCGTAGGTACATGGGCGAAATAAATTTCACCTTTCGGATTTTTGGCAAGGTACTTTTCAGCAACTTCATCAGTGAGGTTGTCATTAGTGTACATTTTATTGCTTCCGAACTCCGGTTGAAGCAGGACACCATTCTTTAATATATAATTACATTTTTCTTTCATACGGTTATTCTTTTTGATGTAAACAGTCATTTCGATTACAGCATCGCGATAGCAGTCGTTACACGATGTCTTGGTGAATTCTTTTCCTAATACTTCCTTGTACAATCTTTCTATCTCCGATTTATCAGAAGAGGAGTAGGAGGGAAGTTCTCCTAGCTCCTTTAATTTATCAACCACTTCTTCTAACTCCATAATCATTCAGTTGGTTTTGTCAGTGTTTCAACAAGCGTTTTTGTCGCATCGTAAGATGTTTTGTACAAGAATAATGCTGATTTGGGAACCTTGGTTTCTTGCAAAGAGATATTCCATCCCCCTTCCGTTTCTTCGGAATACTTGTCATTGCCGATCTCTGCGGCTTTCAAACCTTGGTAGTAACCGTAAATCTGGAAAGCTGAATCTCCCGGATTTTCGGTTTTATTTAACCCTTTGGCTTTATTTTCCAATACAACGACAAAATCACCGTTAGCAAGCCCGTCAATAATGTCATTGCATACATCGGGGTCATTTGCTAATACAACCATGTTCACTGTGTTAGTAAACGTGTTACGATAGGTTCCTGTTGCCAAGGTTGTATTAGTACCAGTAAAGGGGGTTGCACCGAATACCTGTACCTTGTAACCTTTTTTACCTGTTTTCAGTGCAAGAGTTTCGATCACATTCTTACGGGTTGCGTTGAATGTAACCGCACCGAAATCCACGTCTGCGCGATTCATTATCACACCTTCCTGTTCCAGCCCGGGAACGATAGGATCATCGCACGATGGTGCGATGTCCTTTTTGATTGTTATATCACATATTGCCATATTTGCTCTTTTTCGTTAGTATGCTACCTGTACCAACTCATCTTCGCCAATCATGGAACCTAATTTTCCTGTTGAATAAATGTAGTTCTTGCGGGCTTTCTTATCAAACCAGATATCCAAGTCCGACATCGGTTCGGTGCCCTCACATCCATACATCAAGTTCTCAGGAGAACATAAAACAGCACGATGCGGTAAGTTAAGTTTGGTTTTGTTGTTCTGATAGGCTTGAATAAATCTATCCCAAATGGAACATTTAACGATGGTTGTTCCATCGTATTTGCTGACCTCTACACCGTCAAATACAACTTCCCAGGGCATGATTACCTTGTACTTTTCTTTCATATCGTGAGTCAGAGCATCGCACATTGACTTGGTGGCGAAAATTGCGCATCCGTCTTTTTGGAAAATCCGGCTGTCGGCATCTTGCAACATCGCATCGAATATTGATGTGGCAATGCCTGTTTCTTTCATCTTTGATTTTTGTAATGCATATGATTCTTCTGCGTTGGCTGCAATTTCAGTGTGCTGTTCGGTATTGTTGGTACAGATGGCAAACAGACGTTTGAAAAAACCGTCACATGTTTTAAATAGTTCGATGTTTACTCCGTCAGTGATTTGACCACCTCCAGTGACAGACGCTGCTGATTTATCTCCAAACCATGTAAAACGCCACATCATTTTCATCATAGCTTCAGACAGCTTCGGCAGTACAATACCGTCCATATATTCGGTCGATGTCAGGTCTCCTATATTTGTTCCCGTTTTAAGGCAGTACTTGGCAATGGTGTTTTCCAAGTCTGTATAGCACATTTCCAAAGGAATTTGCCAATCTCCGATTTCCCATTCCTTTTGGGCGGCAGCGATAGCCACTTTTTTATATTCAGGGTCGCATCCGGAGCCGGCTATTCCGATATCTTCCATTTCACCGATAAAACCTGCTTTTTTACCGTTAGTCACATTGGGCATAAACGTCATAAAACGCTCCATGTCTTCGTTTTGAAAGACTGTTAACTGAATAAGGTCTTTCAAGTCTTTTACAGCCTGATTATCAGGTGTAAGTTTGTCAAAATCTAAAATAGGCATTTCCCCTCCTTTTATTACTTGTTGTTTCTTTTTTCTCTTTCTTCACGAAGTTTTCTCTGAATAGGCGTTTCATTTTCTTCTACTCCTTTTATACCCTTGTTGAACGTTTGGGTACGAGCTGACACTTTATAAGTACTACAATGTTTTGCCAGCCAGTTTTCGCCCCCGGCCATACGGACTGCGTTCAGAATCTTGTTGTCCTCAATGGTACGGGCATTCGTCTTTAGAGAAGCATTCTCAGTTTCCAACTCTTCTATACGGGCTTTTAAAGCTTTCACTTCATCCTCTTCCAATTCATCAGGATCTTTAATTTCTGTAATAACGCCATCTGTCACAATGATAGTCTTTCCGTCAGGCATGACATGTTCGCCATCGGGACTTGCTGTATCTCCCACTTGGGGTTCACCTTCATCTCTTTCCACGGTAAGCGTGTTACCTTCGGCATTTGTCAATTCCATAGATACGACCTGTACGTCTTCAATTTTTTGATAGCCGCATTTGGCCAGCAGCCTGTCTATGATAGTCTGCTTCACTGTTACTTCTTTTTCTTTGTTCATTTTCTTGTTATTAAATGTGTAAGTTCTCCCTTTGGCAGTTGTAGGCATAAGAACGGTCGTGATAAAACCTAATTGTTTGGCTGTTTCACCACCAAACCAACCGGCTTTATTCATTTGGGCTTCGATAACTGAGGCTTCCGATCCTGTGCGTTCTACATACAAAGCTAGCATCTTGTTTTTTTCACTCTCCAAGTTTGATTTTATTGATTCTAGGGTTTCAAGATCAAGGTCTCCATCGTATGAAGCCATATAAGGCTTGTGAATAAGAAACTTTGCATGTGGATAAGCAAAACGTCTTTCTTTTGCAGCGGCCAATAATATCACGGTTGCCATGGATGCACATCGTCCTACTGCAGTACAGCTGATTTGCTTTCCTGAAGCACGTAAGGCGTCATAAATGGCATACCCTTCAACGGCATCACCACCGCATGAATGTATCTCAATATCAATAACGTGGTCATTCGGATCTATCCAAGATAGGAAATTTTGAATATCGGGAAAAGACAATCCCTCTTCACCAGTTAGATACCAATTTTCCATTTTGTCTTTATCCGCAACAATATCTTTGTTGATGTATAATTTCGCCATATATAATCTATTTTGAAGCAAAGGTAAAAAACGGTATATGGCTATAAGAATTTCAGAACATAATAGCACTGACACGCTTTGTCAGTAAAAAAATAGGGGGAAGAATAATCTTCCCCCTTATTGAATTGAAACGTCAACGGACAACCTGTCAATGACTCTATAGATGGTCCTTTCTGAAATGCTGTATTCATCTGCCAGGTACTGCATGATATATGCCTTTTTATGACCTTCAGCCGTAAGACGGGTGTAGTCTTTATACATTTCTAGGTATTTAATATCTGATGCATCTAATGACATTTCAGACATTATCCTAAGAGTGTTCCTGTTTATATATAATAGTTCGTATGCTTTCATAAACTACCGCTTTCTTCTATGTATTTAATTCTATTCGCAACTGAAGTAAACTCTTCTACAGAAACGACAGGGGCAGGAGCCATCATCATTCCTTTGGCGACTGCTCTGGCCAGCATATCTTCGCCTAAAGTTTGATTATTCGTTGCTGTTACATTAATAGGTACACCTCCACCCATCATATTGAAGGATGATAGGATAGGGGCGAACATGGACGTAGCTTTGGCGGTTATAACGGATTCTCCATTCGACAACTGTGCCGGAATACTGTCGCTCGTTCCTGTCCCCGGTCCTGTAACCAAACCACCTTCTGCAAATTTAGCACTTTTTACTATCTTAACAGCATTTGCAATGTTAGAAAGGATTGTTGCAATACCTGATGCCATTGTAGCTATACCAAGAATACCTTTCCCTGATTCAGCGGATACCATTTTTGCGATCGCCTTACCTGAATTGATGGCGATCTCTGCCAAAGCCAACATTTTGCTTGCCATAGCAAATCCTCTATCAGACTCCCCAATTTGTTCTGTGAGAGCTACAAGGCCATTTGTCACCTGTTCCATTGCTTCATATTTAGCTTGTTCTATTTCAATCTCCTTATCGCTCAGTTCTCTCTTGTCTTTCAGATAAGCATTCTGTGCTTCCAGCTTGCGAAGATTGAATGCTTCTATACTTTCACCTTCCATTTGCTGCAGGCTATCGAGCTCGGCTTTCTTTTGTTCCATCCTTATACGAAGAATTTCCTCTTCGTTATCATATGCTTGTGCGATTTCCGTTTCAAAGCGTATGCGCATGGCTTCCTGTTGCTTGTTGATAATATCCTGCTCATGAACTGTTGCCAGTTCGTCTATCTTGGTATTGTACTTTGCTTTAATGGCCAGTTTCATTTCTTCGGTTTGTTCTGTGCTGGTAAGTTCCGCCTCTTGTTGTGCTTGTAATTGTTGTATCTTTAACTGATACTCCTGCTCGCTGCCTTCCTTGACCGATTCCAATTGCAGGGATATCATTTTTAAACGGTTCTCCAGTTCTTTTTTCAGCTCCTCATCGGACAACTTGCTAAGCTCCATAGATTTTTGTTGTTCCAAAGCCTTTATTTTGGCGTTGATGGCTTCACGAGCCTTGGCGGTAAGGTTCTCTTCTTGCTTTAAACTGATTTGCAAATCCTCAATCTGCCGGGAATAGTTCAATTCAATCTCTTTCCGTGCTTGTTCTCTCTTGTCTTTCACTAAGGCAAGCATAGCATCTTCTGCTGCCCTTACTGCTTCCAGTTCTGTTTGCTTTGCTTCCTTTGCTTTGTCTGCACCTTCCTGGCGGATAGAGTTTAGGGTGTTTTGCTGCTCTGTCTGACGGCCGTAGCTATCTTCCATTAGCTCCTGAAGTTCGTTGAATTGGTCACGGAACACTTTAAGGTCTTCTATCGTACTATCTGATAACCCAAGTTTTCCTATTACTTCATCGGCTGTAATATCACCAGCTTTAATCTGCTCCATCAACTTGCGTACTTCATTGTTCATCTCGGTAAATCCAAGGGTGTTAGCCAGTCTTGCTTCTGCTAGTTCTGTCTGTACGGCAAGGTCCTTCTTCTCAATTTCCGCAGCTTTTTCCGCAGCTTTAATACGTTCCTGTGTGGATAGGGTTTGGTCATCAGCAGCTTTTTTCAGCTTCTCAATTTCAGCTCGGTTAGCGGCACGTGACATGGACAGCATGACTTCCCTCTTGTCTATCTCATTCAAGACTTCTGCCAGCTTCCACGCCTGTTTGGTTTCATTGACTATTTCATCACCGATACCAGCGAATATGGATTTGGCATCATTCCCCGCCTGTTTGAAGTTCCCGGTAAACAGATTCACTAAAGCACTTCCCAACTTGCCCGCCCGGTCTATTAAGACATTAACAGTGGCACCCAGAGCACCCATTATCTTATTGGCTGCTTCCACGCCCTTCTGTGTTTTGGTGAACCATGATACCAAAGATCCTAAAGCTACAATTAATACTCCAATACCAGTTCCAAGTAGAGCAACTTTCAACAGTTTCAAAACTTTAATCCAGCCGGTTGTGGTGGTCGAAACAGTAAGCATTTCTGTTTTTACTCCAGACAAATAATTTCTTACTCCACCCAAGGAGGTCACCATTACATTTATCTGCTGCACGAACGGGATATTGGCATTGGCGGCTTCCATTATAGCTTCCTTGTAATTACCAACATTTCGGTAATACCGCTGTGTCTCTTCTTCAGCGCCCTTTAGAGCATCAGTAACCTCATTAATTCTGTTTTTTATGTTCATGCCTGTATCCGCATTTCGTTCCGCTTCGGATAAAGCATCGTATTCAGCCGTTAGGTTTGACAGTTTGGCACGGAGAGAAACAAGGCTGTTTTCTTGTGCCTTCTCCTGCTTGAGCTGGTTCTGTATCGTTTTCGATATTACCCGTATCGAATCGTTGCAGTCATTGATGTAGGCTTTTGATGCCGCCATTTCCTCATTGTACTGCTGCCGGGATATGGCGTTTTTATTTAACTGCTCTTTCAGTTCTGCCTCTGCCTTCCTGGCGTTTTCTATATCCGTCTGATACTTTGCTATTGCCTTGATAGCCTTTTCATGATTCACTTTGATATCAAGTATCTTTTCTACTTTGTCTGCCATAATTAATCCAATTGAAAAAGTTTACATTCGCAAATACCTGTTTTCTCTGCTTTTATTGATATGACTGCGTAATATTTTCCATATTGGGCCAGATAAACAGGTACAGACATATCCAAGTTTCGTAATTCATGATCTCTGATTTCTACCAGCTCGGTAATAATCTTAGGTTCTCTGATATATTTCTGATAAGATTTGTAGTTGTTTTCAATAATAGTGTTCCAGTCCAGACCGTCAAAAGTTGCTGTATTGTCGTTCTTTAGGACCAGTAGTCTGGGATCTGTACTTTCGTTATATTGTAAAGCTCCGTCAGATGTATAGGAATATATCGGGATAGTTGCGATTCCACCTTTCATTTCAGACGCTGCGAAAGGCAATGTCAGCGTTTCCTGTTCAATTTAGCGAGTTTAACAATGTTGTCTAGAGCATTAATGCTGCTTTCGTGTCGTGCCTGTAGGCGGGTGAACGAATCGAACCACATGTCGCTCTGTTCCTTGACTTCTTTAAGGTCTTGTTCCAGTTCTTGTACACGTCTTACAAGGTCTTCGTGTGTCATGCTTTGTAATTCTTCTACTGTTGTCATAGCTTTATTTTTTTTGATTTTCAATATTGTCAAGTTCGTTGCTTATCACTAATGATGTTACCGCGAAGGCGGTGGATGCTATCCAGAACCATACGCCCATATCGCACATGGTAATAAGGAGTATCGCGTATGATACTGCGCATAATATTGATATTGCTTTCATTTGATTGTGTATTAGTTTTGTTCCCCCAAACCAATCCGATTGGCGGCATCACGCTTTTATTGGGGGATTTACTTAACTTTGTGGTGTCAAACAAAAAATTAAGTATTATGAACAAGTTTGTTGAAATCACCGTGGATGGTGAAAAGTGCATCATCAATGCAAGTGCAGTTCAGCTTGTAAAGCCTACCGATGAAGGTACATTGATTTTATTTCAAAATGGAGCTAAAATCCATACGGAATTTAGCTTTCAGGAGCTGTCAAATATTCTTCTGAACTAAAATTTCTTTCTTGTATATCGGGATAGTGAACAACTTTATGACAACGGTTTTGTTGATTATCCCGGTATCATCTTTTCCTATAAATCCATAGGGTGTAGGACGTATTTTTACTATTTTTTCAATTATTGCTTTCATTGTCATAAGTAGATATTATTAGTTTGTGCCCCGATAACCTCTCTCTGGTCTTCCCACCGGAGTTGTCAGCTACTGTTCTTCACTGCATAACCGTTCGGGGCATGATTGCCCTTACTTCGCCCGGCTGCTTGCATCGACCTTGTTACAGGCTGCTTGCTTCGACCGTTAGTTCTCGCGTCCTCTATGCTGGGATTGAGGGTAAGCGCCAGTATCGCTTTCTGGAACGGATTGCTAAGGGCAATCACTCCATGTAGTTCCTGCCATACCTTTTACGGATTGTTTCCGGTATCGAGACCGGACAGGATAATCCTGATTAATGTCCTTATTAATCTCCGCAGTACTGGGAGCCTAAATATCCACGGCTGTTGGAGTTGTAGCAGTCTGACCATTCGGCTTTGAAAGTGACTTTTTCTGCTTTGACCGGAGTGAACACTTTGTTGTTTCTTTCTTCCTGTTGTCTTGCCAGCTCTTCCTGCATTGTAACATTCAGTTTTGCCAGTTTCCATGTTGATTTCAGAACTTCACCGAAGGTCTTGCCTTGTTTCTTGCCTACATACTTGTAAGTTCTGTGGGCATCTCTCATAATCTGTCGTAAATCGAATCTTTTCATTGTCTTACCTCTTTTTAGTTATTACTTTTATTTGGTTATCTCACTCAAACTTGCTTTCTTTGTTTATTGTTTGTTGTTTGATGCTGCAAAGGTAATACTAATCAGTATAAAATCAACACCAAATAGTATAATATATTACACCATTTAGTATTATTAACAATATGACTATAAATGAACGATTCGCTGAAATACTTAAATCAAAGAATCTAAGCGTAAAAGATACTGCTGCCTTGATAGGTAAATCAGAAATGTATGTGCGTAAACTTATGCGTGCAGGTGAGAGTTTTGGTATAGAACCTGTACTGCTTGTACTAAATAGTATAGATGATGTGAATCCTGATTGGTTATTAAGAGGAAAGGGGAATATGTTCAGAGAACAATTCGAAACCGTAGATTTAGCACCTATTACTAATGAGCGTTTGCTTTCTATTATTGAGAGCCAGCAAAGAACCATTGAGAACCTTTCCAAAAAATGAAAAGGAATACCATATATAGAGTCAAATGCAAAATATGTAATTTGGCTATTGAAGGTTATGGAACTGATTTAAAACGTCATTTACATTTGAAGCATCACATTTGTATAAAGAAAAAAGATATTCATAATCATTTTATTGCCACAGACAATCAAGAAGCACCTTTTATAATTAATAAAGCGGTACTAAAACAGAAAAACAAAATGGCAAACCTAAAATTTCAACAAAAAGAATACAAATCAAAATCAATAACTTGGAAATGTATAATAAAGACACCATGTGGGTCTAAATGAGAACCCGTACCATAATCCGATTATGACATCACGAAGTGGAAGACCACCGTACGGGTAACAATCAGCGTACAGACCCCTAACCTGTTTGCTTACTGCTAAAGAGGATTTTGCGGACTGATTATTTTGTCGTATTATATAAGCCTACTCCAAGTCACCGCATCTCTGCTATTGGATGTTTCTTATATCAAGCAATACAAAATAGAAATAATGTTATTATCTACCCTTAAATTATATTGCTGGGTGTCAATAAGTCAAAGAACACAGAGTTTACCTCTTTTTAGTTAGTCAATATTTTTGCACTTCCGAACTATTTTTCGTTCCTTTGTGCTGTTGTTTATTGTTTGATGTTGCAAAGATACTAACATTACTGATATATCAATGATATTAGCCTATAAATATCACTGATATTAACTTTGATTATCATTATAGGCTTAATATATTAGTGATATGTACGATTTGAAAGGATTTAGACAGGCTTTTAATCTTACTCAAAAGCAATTGGCAGAGATTCTAAAATGTCAGCAGTCAAATATCTCTGGAATGGAAAAGACTATGAGAGACTTAGAACCGATACAGAAAAAAAGGCTGGAAGAAGCATACGGTTCTGAGTCCGTGGCTAAATTTGTTGTATCTTCTTTTTTGGAAAGTACGATAAATGATAGTCGAAACAAAGGGGATATGGGAGGCTACACTACATATCTTCTTCCCATGTCAGCTATGGGAGGAACGCTTACGGGTTTTGCGACTCCAGGCGCAATGCTCCAAAATTGTGAGGCTATAATTTCACCCATTGAAGATGTAGACTTTGCCATTACAGTATATGGAGATAGTATGGCACCTGAATACCCCTCAGGTTCCCGTATTTTGATAAAGAAGATAAACCCCAATATCTTTATAGACTGGGGTAAAACATACGTTTTGGACACTGCAAATGGGGTTATAGTAAAGGAACTTCATCAATGTAAGGGTAAGGAAGGTTATGTGAAATGCCATTCGGTTAACCCGGACCCGAAATTCTCGGACTTTGACGTTCCTTTGTCAGAGGTGTACGGCGTGTATCGAGTACTTATGTGTATGTCGGCAAAATAAGAAAAATATGCTCAACTGGAAAAATCTGAACGGAAAGAAATATCTTCATTTTGTTCCGGATGAAGAATGCACATGTATATATGTAGATGTTCCTATATGCGCTATCTTATATGAAGGATATAAGACATGCTTGATTAGTTCAGGAGACTTCATCATTTTAAAGCCGATTGGTCAAAAATCTTTTTCACTAAAGTCTGAATATTCAGGCGTCTTGACTTATATGGCTAAAGAATGGGAGATGCATGGAGTGCTATTTTCTGATACTGAATCTGATTTATTGTATATTGATACGTCTGAATCTAGTATTATGGAGTATAAAAAATGGATTGATGAGTTGGAAAACAGGAGAGCAATAAATAAAATAAAAGAGAAGCTTCTTGCAAAGAAACGAAAGCAAGACTTAGAAAAGGCTGCACTGCAAGAGTTAATGGATGAGGGAGAAATCTTTCCGGAAGCAAATAAGCGACCTCCTATACCTAAAGAAGTCGTTGATGTAGTTTGGAGAAGGGATGGAGGAAAATGTGTTTATTGCGGTTCTACTGAAAACCTGCAGCTTGACCATATTATTCCCTTTTCCAAAGGTGGTGCGACTACAGTGGAGAATCTTCAATTATTATGCCAAAAATGTAATTTACAAAAATCAAATAAAATAGGATAATGATGAAAGAATATATAGCTATATTTGAATATAATGGAGAAATACAGAATCTAGAATTTGTGTCTAATTCAAACTCTCAAGAAAAACTAAATTCTGAAGCAAGAATGTATGTAAATGACTATCTTCTAACAAAATATGGAACTGTTACATATCATTTTATAAGAGTTATTCCTAAATAAGAACCATTTTAAACACAATGTTTATATAAGCTAAAGATGAAAGTCAATATTAAAGTTAGAGATAATTATAAAAGCTATTGCTCTTTAATAGATGAAGAGAAAATTTTGTTAAATAACAAAATCGTTCTTGACGAAAAGAAAAATAGCAGACCGGATTATAAAGAAAAAAATACTCCTACTTATAGCGATGTCTTACCAGATGATATAATTTTTACCATACAACAAAAAGAAACTGAAGAAAAAGATTTTAAATTCATTTTACGCTGTGTTCCTTTTTGTGAAAGACCTTTTTTTAGATATGATTCTACGGGACCTTCTCATAGGAATTCCAATTTGCCTATTCCTATAGAGGAACAACAAGTTCCAACTCCTCATTTTCATCGGTTTGTAGCTGATGGAAAGGAGATAGCTTACAAGACAAAGGTGCTGTTGGATGAAAAGCAATCAAAAGTTTTGGAAGATATTTCTATGTGTGTTTTGCATTTTATGCAGGAGGCCAATATAAAATTTGAAAATTTTGATTTAATTTCGACCCCAGGTGTTCTTCCTTTTAAAATGGAAGAAAATATTGATCCTTTAGAAAATGTACAATTTGATATTGAATAATCATGGAAGATATAATAAAGATTATAATAGCGTCATTTAGTTCTTTGTGGAAAGTGAAAAAATATGGAAAGACCATAGAAATAATTACGCCTTTCTTTACCACAAATGATTGCTTTGTTTCTGTTTTTCTAACAGAAAGAGAGGGCTATTACATTATTACTGATGGTGGTTGGATTAGTGAAAATTACTATAATAATTTTTTCGATAGTGATGATGAGTCTTATTTAAGACTGTTCACTTATTATAAGGAACAATATTCTATACGTGAGACGGAATCAAACAATAAAATTTATTATTATAAAACTACAATGAAAAAAGAATTAGTACCAAATTTGGTTCTTGAGGTGTCTAATTTTATTTCAACCGTGGTAAGTTCTTCTTTTATAAAATTTCAAGATGATAAGGATAAGGATTTGCAAAAGAGATTCCGTACGCAGGTGAGTAACTTTCTTACAGCTGGGTTTGATAAGAAGGAATTGTCGTTTAATGGGTTTATTGATGAGAGGTATAAGGATATAAAATTTAATGCTGTTGTTAAAAGAAGTGATAGATTTACATTGTTTAATTACGTAACTGGTACTACTGAATTTTATTTTCGTGGTAGTATTGGACGTTCTAATATGAATTTCCAGTTAATAAATAGGACAATGCTAAAAAAGCAGATACATAGGCGTGTGACGGTTGTGAATGATCAAGCTTCAGGATATAAAATTGAAAAATTGAAACAATATCTTGACTTGATATCGGATGAAGCGGAGTCTGTAGTCGTTAATTGGACTAATAGAAAAAAACTATTAGAATTATAATAGGATGATGATTGTTTAATACGAAAAAACGTTAGACAATGTAATAATGAAGTAGGTGATACTAGTGTGGGGAGCTTTAGATTTTATGCCAAGAATGCAATCTACAAAAATCAAATAAAATAGGATAAACTTATAATTAAATCTAAGATGAAAATACATCATTATACTTCTATTGAAACATTAGAAATGATTCTTAAGAACAAAAGTATAAAGTTTAATCGTTTGGACCAAGTGGATGATAAAGCAGAATATAAATATGACTCAACGGTTTATGATACGAATATAAAATTAGGTAAATATACTTTTGTGAGTTGTTGGACTAAGTCGGAAATGGAAAATATTGATTTATGGAATCGATACGGGAAAGGGAATAAAGGTGTAAGGATAAGTTTGGATGAGGATATGTTTGAAACTTACGATGTGGGAACTGTTAATAGATCATTTTATAATAATAGGGAATATTGTTTTGAAAATTTTGTAGTCAGTTCTTATATTAATAAAGTCGGTCTTGTTGATGTGAAATATGAACAAAATATTGAGCTATATTATAAAGAAGCTATCAAATGCTTTGATCAAGGAGTTGCGTTTAAACATGATAATATTGGCATTTATAAGAAAAGGGAATGGGGATTACAGAATGAAAGCCGTTTCATTATTCATGCACAACCGTTTGAACCGGCTTTAATGAGCAATCATCCTTTGAGCTTTCCGTTGGCTCTTGGTACTGCTTATAGAAATGGAATGGAGCTGAGTAGAACAGCCCTTTATATTCCATTAAAGCAGGAAGTTTTAGAGCATTTAGAAATAACAATGGGACCTAGAACAATTGATGAAGATCGGAAAAAGGTTGAAAAGATATTGAAAGATTGTAATATTAAAGCAGAAATCAAAGATAGTGCATTAAAGGGGGATTTATAATATGACTATTCTGGAAAATGTTAGATTATGCTTGACTAGGTATAGTAGTTCAGTTTATTGACGAAAACAAGAAAGATGTGAAACACGTTATTGAAAGCCTTGATGATGTTTATAACTATGAGGATGAATTCTTTAAGGCGATCGATATGTACGAACATAAGGAATAGGATAAAAGTTCTAGAAGATTAATTAAAGATAATTGCAGCATTAGCAAATGTATTGTTAGTGCTGCAATGTGAATATTGGAGTTTTATTATATATGGTTCAAAGCATATATGACTGTTCGTGTCAGTGGAAAAATCAAAAACACTGTAGGCTTTCACCTTCATGCAAAGGGTGGGGATGTCGATTTCTGTCTACGCCCATTGAAGAGATTCCAGCAACAATCCAGGAGAAAGCAAAGCTCTTTTCCAGAGTGTATCGGGAAGCGAAGCAAAAGGGAGTGCTGGAATGCCCGCACTACCGATCAATTTTCATAGATGAGGTGCTGGCCAATTTGCCGAAGGGTGAAGTGTGTTAAATAAATGGTTTATGTTATTGTTTATTGTTTGATTTTCGTATATTTGCAATAAATCTTAATTTGAATGGGAAGTTGGAGTGAACAACAGGAAGTAAAGAAGGAAGTCAAGGAAAAGGACAAGGTAAGACGGGAAAAACTTGCCGGGTTGTTTTTTGATTTAGCAAAACTTTCATTTGCCGGACTTGTTGTAGGTGGAATAGTTTCCATGAAGCCTGATGTAGATATAACCCTTGACATATACAGGGTTATTATAGGTGGAATCTCTACCATCATTTTTATTAGAATAGGAAATACAATTTTAAAATAAAGTGGATTATGGACATGTTAAGTTTAGTATATACAATAAGTGCTGTTGTAGGTGGTGGATTTTTGGTGTGGCTTAACACAAAATCCGGGAAAAAATGGCTCGCAAATCTATAGTGTACTTTTCATTGGAAATTGAGGGTATTATGGACGCATTAGGTTTTAGTCTGGCAACAAAAAGTGGTTGGCTGGTCTGTGCTCTCTGATGCCTTACAATTTTGGTTAATGTATGAAAAGGAAATCCCTTGAATGTTTATGGTCGTTCAATTATAGTAGTGAGTTGAGCGGCTTTTTAGTATTTGGACGTTAGAACAGGGAAAATAATGAATAAAATAGAAAATCAAGATGATTTTTACTAAAACGAATCTTGGAGGATTTTGAATGGGTAGATAACCTTCTGCTTGTCAGTATAGTAAGCGCAGATCAGAATTCATACTGGCAGTCTAAAGGTGGCGAGTTCGAGTCTCGCATGCTCCACTTTTTAATGAGAAAATGAAGGTCTGCGGAGCAGGTCTTTTTTAACTTAAAGACTATAAATATGTTAATTTATAATACAACTTATCAAACAGGTATTGACGATGCGCGTAATTTTGTCATTTGGCTTAGTGAAAGCTACATTCCCGAAGTGGAAAAAACGGGAATATTGCAAAATCCCCGTCTTACGCACATCCTTAGTCATAAAGAGCAGGATTCAGAATGTTTTTCATTGCAATGGGAGGTGGAAGATACAGCGACCTTACACCGCTGGCATACTCAGCAGGGGATGCATCTGAATGAGGAAATGATGAAGATATTTAAAGATAAGGTGGTTGGCT